AAAATTCAAATGTTTTATCAATAATCCAACTCATAATCTACCTTTCTTTTAGATATTATATACGTATATTTAGGCCTAGTCAACTTTTTTCTTAGGTTTAAGGTCCAAACCACCATCACATTCAAATGCCTGTGTACAGCGATATAAGTGTCCAGTTTGTGTGTTCATAACAATAATATCTCTAGTCACAGGGTCAATGTTAAAGGTGTAGAGGCTGTTGTTACGGAACTCTGATCCGGTAGTTTGATAACCCATAAGAGCCGCTGTAATTGCCGCTAGCAATAATTCCATTACGCCCACCTCAACATAAACATAGTGTAATCCTTCTCACTGTTAAAAATTAAACAGTACTTGTCTACTACTTTAAGTGTACCAAACTTGACATTGTATTGTAGTTCAAACTCATCCTGCCAAATTTCATACTTACGTTTTTCTTCATCCATGGCCATAGCCGCACGATGCACTATTTCATGCGGTACCATTTGTACGCATCTAAGTAGATCCGGCAGCATCTTGTTTAATAAAATGATATAATTTGTCAGCCCATTGTTGGTGCTGTAGTGGCCCAGGATGACTGCCATCTGTTCCTAGATCGATAAACTGAATTTTACCGTCAGAGTGCGATTCAATTAGGCTAATGTAATTTGGATGAGAATCAAATGCCAACGGAATCCAGGAAATTTCAGCAATATTAGCCAGATACAAGTGGGCTCCAACTCTTTGACAAAAATTAATTGCTTCTAAGATATGTTTAATAGTCAAAACTATGTGAGTTGTACCAAAATAGTATTCCAAGGGAACAGTTAAAAATTCAGGATGACCGCACGTAGTAGATTTTAATTGCCATTGATCTGTGTACTCATATCTTGCAAGAGATGTAATACCTAACACAACTATATCGTTTTTTTGAATATTTGATCTTAACAGCTGGTCTACTGCCCAATTAATAGATGCCCCACCACGCCCTAGATTCACAAAATTAAGATTTAGTTTTTTTGCTAAGACAGAACCGTAGGTTTGATGAGGGTCAACCCCAACTCCGTAAGTATACGAGCAACCAGCGACCCATAGGCAAGGATTGTCGTTAATTCTAGTGCTTGTTAAGAAATTAAAATTTTTATAGTCAAAAAATTCTACCCACTCAAAATTTAAAACTTTGTGTCGATGTTCATATAACAAATACATCAAATAACTATAACCAAAGGTAAAATCAAAATCCAATGAATCAAATTTTTTAAAAAAGTTAAGATCAAGATCAACTAAAATAATTTGATTGGCGTTTTTAATACATTCTTGAGTATTAGCACTGGTTAAATCGGCAATAGTTGTATGGTAATCTTTTAATTCTATTAATGATAATACTTTGTTACAATTTTGATTGGTCAACAATTCGCTAGAATGAAATACATTCCAAGAATAAGCAGGAGTGGAAATGTATAATTTATTAATAGCCATCGTTAAATACCTTTTGCTGACTCAAGTAAATTTTCCAAACCGCGCTGTCTATCTAATATTTTAAAAAATAGTGCCAGGGTGTTCTCAGCATCTACGTCTGCTTGGTGCGCACGACCAATGAACTGTAGCTTGTATTGGCCCATAGCTGATGCTAGCCCACCTGAGGGATTCTTATTTTTGCACAGCATGTGAAGAGTATACCAGGTCTTAACGTCAATCCACCGTCGACCAAAGTGCGGAAAATCTGCGTGATTCTTACAGAATTCTGCTAGCAGTTCTGAGCTGTCGCCACCACCCCAGGTAACAGGATTAACAAAACACTTGTGCTCCCGAATTAACTCGCCTAGCTCACGTGCTACAGTTTCGTGGCTAACACAGTAACTTGATATGTCACTGGGCGTTATTCCAGTTAGTCCAATAATAAATTCGTCTAACGGTTCTTTTGGATCAATGTACCATTTTTTAGTTATGTATTGATCTCTGCGATCTTGCGCACTACCAACGGCGACACCAACCTGAATGATCTTTCCACTCGGTTGGTTTAGTTCTAAATCTAACGCTAAGAACTTCTGCGCTCGTTCTATCAAGTATACTTCCTCATCCAAATATCCACCACAAGATTAATGCAATAGCACCAAATACAATTAGATATGCGTTGCCCCATTCCTGTGCTTCAGTGTCTGCTCTGAGCTTTGCTTCAATTTCGTGTTGGCGTTGACGTTCAGCATATTGTCTGAGACTTTCAGCATTGGGCTGATTAGCATCACGCATGTCAGGTTCACCATCCTCGTTGGTAAAAAGTTCCCAACTTGGAGCAGGCTGAGACTGTCTATAGGTCTCGTATTCAATTTGATTTTGTTGACGTTTTGTCTCTTCCATATGGCGACGATGATCACGTGCCATTTGTTCAGTTTGACGACGTACTAACTCGTTTTGTTTTTCTAGTTGTTCTTGACGTTTACAGTCATTACAGGTAAGATCCCAACCATTCCATGGTTGGAAACAACTAATACATCTGCGTGGGCGAGAGTAGTCTGTCATTATCTGTCCTTAATAATTACTGTGTAAATGCAATTATATAACAGTTTTACCAAAAAGTCAACCGTTTTGTTCAGGATAACTAGCTCGTAGCCATTCACTGATATTCTGTGCATTTTCACCTAGTTTAACTAGATCGTACTTGCCGCAGAATTTTAAGAAGTGTGCACCTACCGTGCCGTTGTTTTTAGGCACAGCATTAGCACGTATTGTTGAGTAAATTTGATCTTTGATGTCAGCAGGTTGTGCTGTTAAGTCTACAAGAGTACGATTACGCTCGTAATCATCTAAGACTTTGTGTTCAACACCGTTATGATCAACCCAACGCTGTAGCATCAGATTGTTCCAGTTATAACCTTTCTTATCTTTGTCACTAAATGCTTCTTCAAGACCGACCTTATTCTTTGATCCTTTAGTGCGAACACCTGGGTAAGCACTAAAAATATTATCAGTAGGATCGCCACGCATACATTTTTCAAATAGTATAAACTTAGGATCGGGTATTTTCTTAGGTTCTTTGGTTTTCTTGTCGAGTACTGCATTGCCTTTCTTGTCGAATATACCTTTTATAGTGTGTAGCTCATCAGCAACGCCATTGTATTGATTTACATTCTCGGATAAGAGCTGATGAAAGTCAGTATCGCTACTGATAATAGTATGATGGTCAGTAGGATGGCACTGAATAAACCCAGCAATAAGGTCATCAGCCTCGAGATTGGGATGATGAAGTACTGTACAGTTAGTTTTTTCAGCGATAAATGCCTTGAGAGCATCGAATGTTTCCCAGAATAATCGATCTTCTTCGGCCTCAGATTCAGTAAGTGCCGCACGTGCTACAGCACGATTTTTCTTATAAGGCTCGTAGAAGTCTTTGCGCCAACTGCGACCTTCTAGGCAAAACACCACATGATCCGCTTGATGCTCGCGCCATGCCTTGTTAATGCTACTTAAGGTAACGTGTATCGCAAAACCCAGTTTATCCCAGGTGTCACTTTGACGATGTGCGCTGTGTCTAGCGCGGAAAAATGTATTAGCAGTGTCTACAATTAAATATCTCATACTGCTATTATACTTTCTTTTTTAGTTTTTGTCAACTGACTTCCGTTCTGCCGTTACCTAAATCTCTACGACTTGTGTATTGTGATTGACGCTTTTCAGGATCTGCTTGGTCTTGTTGCCATGTTTCCAACACAACATTACGACAAACAGCCTGAAACCAATTGTCTACAATGTCAGCATCTGTCTTACCTTGATAGCCAGCACGTACTAAATTAGCTACAAATTTATCATTCCAATCCAGTTCAAACGAACCCTGTCCTGGGTCGTTTGGATCCAAGTCCATGCTTAAGACCTTAACCCATGGCTCGCCACGTTTAGTTGCCTTAACCTTGTCAGGATCTTCTGCTGGTTTTTTCTTACTGGCCCGAGGTTTCTTTGTCTCGACACCGCTTGCGTCTACACGAGGTTTTGGCGCACGTTTAGGCTTAGCTGGTGCAGTGATCTTGCCTGCTTCGGGTGGTGCTATTTCGTTAAGTGCCGATTTAAATTTATCAAATAATCCCATAATTAATCCTCAAAAAGGTCTACAGCTTCCCACGGTAAATCTTTTTTACCAAAGTGTCCATAGTTTGTAGTAGAACTGTAAATAGGTCTGAACAGGTCAAATCTATTTATAATACCCAAAGGTGTTAAGTCCACGTTCTTGAGTATCCAATTTGTGCTATCTAAATCAACACCCTTGTCTGTTTTAATGAACAGGCTAGTTGGTTCTTTAACACCAATTGCATAACTTAGCTGTACAGTTGCTTTAGTGGCACGACCACTGCCTACAATGTTTTTAGCCAGATATCTAGCCATGTAAGCTGCGCTACGATCAACCTTAGTAGGGTCTTTGCCGCTAAAAGCACCGCCACCATGGGGACTATAACCGCCATAAGTGTCCACAATAATTTTTCTTCCAGTAAGCCCAGTATCCCCATCTGGACCACCAATGACAAAACGGCCAGTAGGATTGATAAGAAACTTTGTATTATCATCGACTAATCCCTTGGGTAACACATCTCTAATGTAACTTTCTACGGCAACACGTACTTCGCTGATGTCCATATCTTCACTATGCTGTGTTGAACATACAACCTTGTCAATGCGCCGCACGGTGCCGTCGTCGTTATATTCCATAGTTACTTGACTCTTAGCATCTGGTCCTAACCATGTAACACCATTCTTACGACGTAGTGCTAGTTCTTTTACAATCTTATGGCTCCAGTAGATAGCACTGGGCATTAGATCTGTATTTTCGTTGATAGCATATCCAAACATAAGTCCTTGGTCGCCAGCACCAAAGTTATCTGTACCTAAAGCAATATCAGCACTTTGTCCGTGCATTAAATTGGTAACATCAACTGTGGCCCAGTTAAAACCATCTTGCTCGTAGCCAATATTTTTAATAACATCACGAACAATACGCTCTACTGTAAGATGATTGTATTCACCTTTGTACTCGCCCGCCAATATAACTCTATTGGTAGTTACAAGTGTTTCACATGCGCAACGAACAGCACGATTGCTGTCCTTCATCATATAATCTAATACTGCATCACTGATAGCATCTGCTACCTTATCTGGATGTCCTTCTGAAACACTTTCGCTTGTAAACAAATAACTCAAATTATTTCCCCCATGAATTTCCCCAAAGATCAACATGTAATCTTGGGCTGTAATAATAACCGTGCTTCATACATTCGTCGGCTATGTTAAATTTATTTCCATCGTAGACACTAACAACACCGCCCACTGGCATAATGTATACTGGACCTTTAAATCCTTCCATTCTGTATTCATACACAGCACGTTCAACTTCCTCAAAATCTTCTGGCCGTTCAACTACAAACTTAAGATAAGTGTAGCCTAGTTCTTGATAGCTACAGACGATCTCTGGCTTGATAGCATCTTCCCACTTCTCGCCACTAGGGCTTAGTTTAGCACTAACACTAAATGTAATTTCACGTTCTGTAATACTTGGAATGCCTACCCAATCTTGTAAGTACTGTTTAAAGTCGTCATGTAATTCTTGAGTGCCGTTGGTTTCAAATGTCAGATTTTTCAAATCACGCATCTCAATAGCTTCTAACATTTCAGGATATACTTTCTGCCAACCTAGCAACGGCTCGCCACCTGTAATAACCAAGTGTACATCATTACCATTGTCCTGCACCCAGCGATTGTTTGGAGTCAGGTCCAGCATCTTACTAATAACTTCGCTGGTTTCGTAATTAGGACTTAGATGTTTAAATTTTGGATGCCAACTAGCATAACTGTCACAGCCTGTATTAACCAATGGTAAATCTTCATAACGTTCATAAAGATTTACAGTTTTAGCAACCTCATCAGCTTCTGCGCTAGCTTCACCTCGGGGCATACCAAAACCTGGACAAGTAAAGTTACAGCCAAATGTTCTTAAAAATACACTAGGCACACCAACGAATCTACCTTCGCCTTGTGCTGAATAAAATATTTCACTGACTTTTAATTTCATTAATATGCCCTGTTATATTGATTTTCAAGATAGTCTGTCTGCTCATACGCATCCATATAGTCTAACACACTAACAGTGTTAGTGTCAACCTTAGCGTTCCCAAGGAAAGACGATCCAAACGTCTCGTTCTGCTTTGTTGATTGTTTTTGCACAGTAATTGACCTTTCTACTAAACTTACTACTTAAATTATCTATTAGCACGGCAAAGCGTACATTATTACCCCAAACATCTGCCCAACGTTCATCATTAGGTAAACAACTACTTTGCCAATCTTGAATGATCCAATCCAGTGTAGCACCTGTGTCATTGATATCATCTACAATAAGAATGTTTTTACGTTTACTGTCGTAGCCAAACGCATCTTCTGCCATCCATAAGTTGCTTTCTGGGCCAGAGTTACTGTCGCGAAGGCTAACTTCTAAAGTGTGCATAGGAATATTCAGGTGATTGCTCATAATCACAGCGGGAACTAGTCCGCCGCGTGTTAGACCTACAATGTAATCTGGGCGCCACAGGTCTTGATACATTTGATAGGTAATTTTGTTTACCCAATCGTGTATGTGGATATATTCATAATACTTTTTTTCAATTGACATATTTGTCAAATTCCTTCATGTTGTGTGAAACTACATATTGATCAAACTTCATTAATAAGGCCAACGCTGTGGTAGCATCTTCCCCAAGAAAGTTTAGCATAACGTTACCTGTACCATCTTGTAAGTGATAGCTAGGTTTGGCTCGTCCGAACTGTACCGTGGGTTCTTCTCTAAGTTTACCTTTACGATCATAGTTTTTTTCTTCTACCCAAACCTTTGCACCTACATCACGTAACCACTCAAATATTTCAATGTTAAGAACACTGACAATAATTTTAATATTGTAATTGATAGTAACGCCTGGTGGAAGAGCTATCACACTACCAATCCTTTGCTAGAGCAAAACCAACAATATTATTGTTTACGCCTGCTTGATTTAAATAGTTCATTTGATGTTCGCCATAGGCAATAAAGTTAGTACCCAAGGTCTTATACTTATAGTAAGCACCTAGATCATATTCTACAGTATTAGGTGTAATACTTACACGTTCACGACTGTAGTTAATATCGCCTGTGGCTGTAACACTGGTAGGAATACTTACATCAACTGATCCCTTATACACTGTAACAGGTTGACTTACTGTGGCACCTAGGCTGTGTTCATCCTTGGTATAGTCTAGGCCCATGTTCCAGCTGTAGCTTTGCGTATCACTGATGTTAGTTACCAATCCTGTTTGATCCATACGAGCACTGGTATAACCTACCCAAGCACTACCAAACAAACTTACATGTTTATTTAGACCGTATGTGCCACTGATGTTAGAAAATTGTGTATAACTATCACCGGCTTGACCGAACATACCACCTACACTATTGCCCATCCATGAGTTGCGTTCATTTAACATACCAAAGCCCATGCGATATTTAAATTTATCGCTGTACTTGGTAGTTTTACCCACATCAACAAGTGCGGTACCTAAGAAATCATTAAACGACATACGCATGTCATAGTCACCGTTAGGTACTGTGCCGTTGAATGAATAGTAGTTTAGCTTGTTGTAGGGATTATAGTTCTCATAGAATTGAGCTTTGGTAATAGGGTTCCAGTCAGCACGTGCCTGTTTGGCATTGGCCGCTTTAGTAAGGTCTACTCTATAGTCACGACCAAAATCATCAAGCACTACAACACTGCTTAACTTACTGTTAAGACTACTTAACCCACCTGACGTGTTAGTGCTAAAGCCACCACTAAGTGCCACTGTACCTGTGCGTCCTGTTGTAGGAATAGCTAAATCACCCACTGGTCGTGTGGCCTTTTCTAGGTCAAGTAGGCCCTGTCCGTGTACATCTGGATTATAGTTTGGAATGTTTTTGTTAGCAGTCATCATTAATAGTTTAACAATGTTTTCGCCTTTCATGTAAGGCCACATTTGATTAATAACTGCTACGCCTCCTGATACTACAGCAGCCGCCTGACTAGTACCTGTTTGAATTACATAGTTATTGCCTACGTCATCTGCGGTAAATGCGTTACCTGGTGCCAGGATATAAAAATCACTGATACGGTAACGATCGGCACAGGTGTTGTCGCTGTTTAGGCTTTTACAAATATGTCCAGCTCGGTTACTGTAGCTGGCAATGTTGTTAGTAGTGATATCATACGCACCAACAATGATAACACGTCCACCTAGGATTAAGTTACCGTTAGCATCTGTAGCTGTGGCCAGTGTGCCTGGTTGCTGTGGATAGGCTAGGCCATTGTTACCTGCTGAATTAACCAATACCATTTCTGGACCTAGTGCATTGGCCCAGGTATAAGGATTTTCTCCTAAGAAGTATTTGCCAATATAGCGAGAATCTCTGTTCCACCAGGTGCCATCACTTAGTCTGGTCCAATTGCGTTGGTAAGTGGCGTCATAATTTACATTAGCACTGATGTTAGCAACTACAGCGCCAATTTCGTTACCCCAGACTAGAGCGTTACGTGCCTGACTAAAATTATATGCGGTATTGTCTGTTACCTTAGCAATCGCTAGTGTAGCATCTGGCGCTACACCTGCCATACCTAAACCGTCCCAGTTAGCACCTATGATGCCAGCAAGACCAGTGCCGTGTCCTACTCGATCTGCTGTGCCAACGCTACTTCTAATAAAGTCCCTGGTATAGCCGATACTGCCCGCAAATTCACGATGCCCAGCGTTAATACCGCTGTCAATAATAAGAACAGTACTGCCTTTGCCTGTGTAACCACGTGCCCAAGCACTGCTGGCATTAATCACACGCAAAAAGTCATCGTTGGTTTTGCCTACGCTAAGTGTATTAGCAGTATATTCTGCTGTATTATATGGGGATAAGTTTAGTGTTTCTGCTTGCGCTACAAGGGCTGTAGACAAGATTGATGCTAAAATAAGAGATTTCATGGTCCTTTTCCTAAAGAGAGACAATATACATTATACACTCTTTAGGAAAAAAGTCAAGTATTTTTAGCGTAAATATTCCATGGTAACAATTTTACCTAGGCTAGTTGATAAATCATCGCCTTCGGCAACAACATAGCGATGTACACGTTCACGATCTTTCTTTTCATCATAGCGTACAACTTCTACAATGTGTCCACCGTTAGCACCATAGATAGTAAAGTTATAGACCTGTTCATCATCATATGAACTAGCCACACGCTTTCCGGAACTTAGCAGAGATACAGGTGTGCCTCTGCCTCTTCTGCTTGTTGCTTCAACAGGCATTATCTCATCACGCTCGCGAGCACGATTGTAAGCACGTTGAATCCATTTATCTAACCATTTCATATGATACCTGCCTTTACTAATGTTAATCCCAACAGCATCAAAACTAATGCCCAGAATAAAAATTTGATAGTATAACGATTAAAATCACGTTCGCTCACGTTAGCCACCTTGATCACTGACATTGTGTACTTCATCTATGTCATCTAACTCATCTTTAAGTTCTTGTTCTTCGCGAATCATTTCATTAAGTTTAGCCTGCCACAGTTCTTCAGTTAGTGCGTGATACCCGTGACAGAAACCATCTGGACTGCGTCCACAACCACATACATGTGCCATATTAACTCCACTTTAAATTATAGTAGGTTAAGTCTTGCTCACTTAACCAAGCATGTAAAATAACTCTATATCCCATTACCATTGGATCGTTTAAGATATCATAGGTCATTTGTATTTCACTGTGCTCGTACAGCCATTGACCTTTTTCTGTTTCGTTGAATGCTAAAATAGGATCAGCGGCATAGATTTCTGGGTCCTCGCTATCACTTAAAAGAAAACTGTGAACAATTATTTTTCTCATTAGTCCCAAAGTGCGCGATAGTATTTGCCAAACAAGCGTAAGCCATTGTTGATGCGATCATGATGTGCTTTTAGTCCTTTACGATCTACTTTGAGTAACTTAATAGATTTAGTGAAGTCTGGCTCTTTGTCTGACAGTGAGTGATCGTAGAACTTACTATCACTATCTTCGTCAATAATTTGTTCGTGTGCCCAAATCATTTCATCAAGAACCCAGTCGAAACGTTTAAAATGATTCCCGTCTGTGTCCCAGGGATTCTTTTTTACCTTTTGTGCGGATTTAGTTGTACTACGCAAATTAGCAGGCACATCCTCGTCATCAATAAATGGAGCACCATGTTTAACAGCTTTAAGTTTTTTCAACATAGGTACAACAATAAGACTTAGTGTATGATCCATCGACCAAACATCATAGTTGTCAATTTTAACTATTTCTGTGCGTTTTTGCTTGCTATGAATCCAACTACAAAAGTCTGCTACCCAGGTACTAGCTAACCAAGTGCCCAGGCGATCATGTAAACGGTAATCCCAACGTGCGTCTAATTCATCACTAGGATATTTTTCATGCCAAAAGAAAATTTTATCAACAATTTGATAAGGTCCAATCCAATTTACATAAGGACCAATGTATACTTTCATTTAATCTTCCTTTTTAACTAAGACCCAACCATCACCTTCTGGTTGCCAGCAGATTACATCACCCACTTGCCAGTTTAGTTCTTCTAGTAGTTCTTCGGGAAACGGTAAACATTCCTCACCATTTTCATCTAGTTCAACTGTTACAGTATAACGTTTGGTCATCGTGGAGCAAACTCCTGTTGTAGTTTAATGTTATCAAAGAACTCTTTCTTAGTATCTGGGTCGTTTTTAAACGCACCAGTAAGAACAGTAGTCTGTGTTAGGCTACTATGTGCCATAATGCCACGATTTTCACAGCATCCATGTGTGGCCTGTATGTAGACTGCTACGTTACTTGATCCAGTCGCCTTTGATATTTCTCGCGTGATATCATTTGCAAGTTCTTCTTGTAGTGTTCCTCTGCGAGCGCACCACTGAGCAATCCTAGTATATTTAGATAGGCCGATAAGTTTGTTGGCAGCGATAATACCAATATAAGCGACTCCTGCGACAGGCTGATGGTGGTGACTACACATACTGCGTAGCTCACTGCGAACCACAAGCATACCCTGGTATCTGTCGTCGCTATCATTTGGAAAAGCCGTTGCATCAGGTGCCGGTTCATATCTACCTGCCATAATTTCATTAAAGTACATTTTAGCCAAGCGACGTGCTGTACCTTGACTGTTAGGATCGTTTTCTCTGTCAATTAACAGTGTGTCTAATACCTGTTCAAAAGCATCAGTGGCTTCGTCAATTAACTGCTCTTTGACTTCGTCTGTGATGTAAGCTGATATGTTGTCACTAGCCCAGAAACGTTTGTTATCTTTCTTTAAATTACTACGAATTGCTTCACTTACTCTATATTTTGTCATTTATTACTCCGATGATAAGGCAGAGGATTGCCATAGTTAAAAATAGTATATAGGTTTATTTAGGTCGTGTCAAACTATTTGATAATAATTTCACGTAAGTCTGGATACTGTTTATATTTAGGTTCAGGATCTATGGAAGGTAGTAATTCTAATCCACGCACTGCATCTTCTATGGTAGGACGATAGTGATAGCCTATTTCAAATACTTTCTGTTCCTGCCATGGACTAACAGTTAAATCTCTACCATCGTAGCGTTGACGTAGTAGTGTTTGATAGGCTTGTTCGTCATCTAATAGTATAGCACCACCGTGACCAATTTCAAGAGGTTTGTCGTGACCAAAACTTAAACACTGCATCTGTCCAGAACGATACATACCCATGCTTAATTTTCTGGCACTGTCCCAAATTCGTGTGCCTATAAATTGATATTCACCAATCCATGGTTTATCAGTATAGCTATATTCAATACCTAGCTTGTGCATGGTCATTGGTATGCTGAGATAGGTGTTTGCTGGAAATAGTGTACGTTTTACACGATCATAGCGTAGGCAAAGTTCAATAGCATGTGTACAGCAATCAGTCATAACAACGTAAGGCGCACCTGTATAGGCTGCCAGTGTCTGTTCAAACTTTAAGATTGCGTTAAATGCGTTGACCATTGTACCATTTCCATGCACTATCTACAATAACTGGCAGTGTTGAATACTGTGGTTGCCACCCAAGGACGGTTTTAGCCAGACTGGCATCGGCAATCAATTGATCAGGATCGCCAGCACGGCGAGGTCCGGTGGCAATTTTTACTTCCCCTACTACACGTCGAACAGCATTGACAACATCTTGATTACTAAAACCTATGTTAGTGCCTAGATTAAGTTGCATGGTTGTTTGATGTGTGAGTAGATGTTCAATTGACAAAACATGTGCCTGCGCTAGGTCCCATACATGTATATAGTCTCTAATACAAGTACCGTCTCGTGTGTTGAAATCTGTACCATTGAGAGTAAACACTTGATCCTTTAGTTTAGATTCTAGCAGTCTGGCAATAATATGTCCGGCACCAGGCTGTTGTCCTAATTCGTAATTAACAGGATCTGCTCCACAGGCATTAAAATATCTTAAACAAATACTCTTTAGTCCATAGGCACGATCATAGTCTTTTAACATCTGTTCAGTTATAGCCTTGGTGTGCCCATAAGGACTCATTGGTTGTATAACAGAATCTTCTTTTACAGGTACGCTGGCGGGATTACCATAGACACTGGCACTGCTGCTAAAAACTATCACAGGTAATACAGGATATGTTAGAAGACGTTCAAGAAAGTTGGCAGTTTTAGCTACATTATTAGCATAGTATCTAGCAGGATGATCAACGCTTTCGCCTACACTAAGATATCCTGCACAATGAACAATGGCATCAGGAACATTGGCTTTAATGAATTTATATGCCGCTTCACTATCATAGTCAGCGTAGACAAAGTCATCACAGAATTTTAGTGTGTGATCTCTCTGTGTCCAGTCAAGGATAGTAACACGATAGCCTTTGAGTTTAAGCAGTTTAGCGGTGTGACTACCAATATAGCCACAACCGCCGGTTACTAATACGTGTTTAGTACTTCGCTTCACTGGTATGCTTTCTGTAGTCTACGCCACTGCGTAACCATTGCTCGCCTTTGCCTTCAATGATATCAAGAGTGCGATCAATAGTTCCATTGTTCCAATCACTGATCTTGCCCATATTTGGATGTGGTGCTTCCAATAGTTTTGCTAGTTTAGCCATAGCATCTTCTTTACTCCAAGGAATATACAGACGCTCTGGATCATTGGCAAACGCTTCTGGGAAACTACGATATGCTGGATATAATACGTTAGCACCTAGGGTATCACCTTCACTGACAGTGTTGCTGACCCAATCCTGTAGAGCACAGTTAAACAATACACGTGTATCATTTAATAGTTCATAGTATTCATTCTTTTCTAAATCTTCATGAATAACTAACTTGCCCTCTGCCTGTAATTTTCTAGTACGAGCCATGTAACTGTCATTGTTTGATTTTAGTTTGCTACCAGAATACAAACAGAATTCTACACCGCTACCTGGATATCTACGATGCCATTCTTCAATGATATCCATAAAGAACTCGGGCTGTTTCTCTTGATCCCAACGTGCCGCAAAACCTACACGTCTAGTCCTCAAACTGAATGGACGTAGTGCGCCATCAATGCGCTCACGCACTTCATCTTTACCAAAGGCTAGTCCGCTGATATTGTAGATAGGAGCACGCCAGCCTGCTATTCGCATGTGAGCAACCATTTCTTCGTTGGTTGCCAACACTGTGGCAAACTCATTGACCATTTGCTCATATAAGCCCATCCAACGACTCATACCCCAAACATGTACAAAGTCATCTGGATCAATGGTCTGTGCCAGACAGCGTACATAAATTTTAGGACGTAGTTCTGCAGGAATCTGATCCATGATATAAGGCAAACTTTCAATGCCCGGCTGGAACATATCTTCAAATAACACAGCGTCTTCGCCGGTTACTTCGCCTGCTTTCATAGCACGTACTAGATTCATCATTTGGCTCATGCCAAAGTAACTGCGTCCATGCGCATCTAATACCTGCCCAGTTACAATAGCTTGATCGTTGCTGAGTGTTTCTCCGGGCACGATTGTATAATCAATGCCACGGCGTTTAAATACACGCTCGTTCCACTCTTGTAACTGTAGTGTATATCTGGCTTTATATGGTTCCAGCCCCATGTACCAGAGTTTACGCATTATCTACGACCCTGATAGTTTGGAGTGATGCCGTTGCGTTGTTGCCATTGTTGACGACGACGGCGTTTTTCCTGCCACTCTTTGTACTCTGGGCTCTTGTACAAGTCAGCCTCATTGTACTTGATCATATGGAAACGACAGTAGTTAAGCCAAGCATCTAAGTCGTTATAAATTTTTGTTACTTCTGGGCTCATACGCAAATACTTCTTGAGCCAGACTGGTTGTGATGCCACGATAGTATCTCCTAAATAGTGACGGTTTGATAAGGACGGGTTTGGTTATAAGAGATGGCGCACCCGTTTTCACCATCTTCTGAAACTTCAATAATAACATCTCTACCTGGATAGCGAGCTGCTATTTGTAAGTATATGTCATCTGCAATCATTTCACATGATTTGTAGTCTAACGCTAGTGTACCTTGATTGTACAAGTTTTCAAGCCAGCGTTTAAATTGAATAAATTCAATGTCTCTGTCGTTGTGGAACACATCGATAGCTACACGGAAATGAAAGATATGGCGATGAGGATGTGCTAAAAATGACACATCATACTCATCACCTGTGGCCAAGGTTGGATCAGTGGCTGCCGCAGGATAGCGATGTATGCCTTCTCTAGTCCAGGTAACCCAAATTTGTCTTTTAGCCTGCTGTTTAATACGTTCTATCTGTTCACGTTCTGCTTGCGTCATTGGATAATCTCATCTTTACCATATTGATCCCAATTGGTAAATGTATCGGAGGTTAATAAATTGTGTAGTCTATGACACCACACACCTGGATTAGTAGCCGCAAAGTCTACATCATCTATCTTAATTGTAGCATTGTAGCCTAGTTGTTGTAAATAGGGCAATTTAACCGAAATCTGTGGAATGAATCTACGCTTTTCGGTTAGGCCGCTTTCTAGTAAGCCTTCGGCGTCCTTGACATCTAAATCAAGCGTACACCAATAGTCTTGCTCTAAGCATACGTGTATCATGTTTTCCCAAGGACGCCACGTGTCTATATTATCAACAGCGCCACCTGCGTCAAAACTTTGGTTAGCGCCAAAGTAGATATGATCACAGTTGTGTAGCTGTGCTAGTTCTATTACATCATAGGGGTCATGTACTCCTACTACAAACAGTGTGCGCATGCCATATGCCGGTGTATGTTCTATTTCTGTGCCTGTAAAGAATGTAATGTTTTCTTCAGTGCCTGATGTATAAGTTCGTTTCATAAGCCTAATTTAGTTCTAATGGATTCAATTTCACGTTTGATCTGTAGTTTTTCCTGCTTCATTTTACCTAAATGTGCATCATCTAAGTAGTTAGTATACCCTCTACTGATGTTTTCGTCAAGTCTGCGATGAATTTGTTCAAGTTCATTTAGTTCATCTTCTAATGCTCTACGATCCATGTCACTCTCCCAGTTGTGATTGTAAATTATCCAATGAGGATTCATCAAATTCTACATCGTCCTCACTGTTACCATCGTCCTCGTTATTACCTACTACATCAAACAGCGCATTAAACATTGTATTGGCGTTCATGGTCTTTTTACCTTTGAACCCACGAGTGCCTACAATTTCCATCCAGTAAGTACTGTAATACTCGATAATTTCTTCGGCAGCCGCACGTGTAGGTGCCGCAAAGATTGATTCAACAATATCTTTAAATTTAGCATAGTCGCCTGTACTACGTTGCATCATTGCCGGCTGTTCACCTGCGTCAAATCTACGATTAGCTTCTTGTACAGCATAGATATGTGTCCAAACATTATGACCCATTTGTATAGCATAACTGAAACTATCCCAGCTAGTTTTTCCTTCCTTACCAATCTTATTCAGGTCGCCGGGCTTGTATATACAAATATCTTTGATCTGTACACGTCGACTAATAGGACTTTCATCAAAGTGTTTAAAGTGTGCTATGTGATCTTGTCTAACAACATCGCCCCACATACGTGTGTCGGTGGCATACTTCTTGTCATCAATACTAGGACTCATACGATAACACCACTTTTCATTGTTGGGTAAGTCAACGTGGTGATATACCTGTCCGTTAGCAGTGGCTAAGAATGGGCTAGCACAGTCAAATGATATTGTAAATGCTGGGTTGACATATTTTCTAACAGCACGTTGAAGCACAGTTAACAGCACTGCCCATTCTAGCTTACTTGTACCCAAGAAGTGCATCCAATCGTGAACACCTTCTTGTAGTAAATTGTCGTAACGTAGTGCTACCAAACGTTTAAGGACCAAGTGTACATCACACATGTTCTGACCACCCATAGCCCAACCGTCAAAGTGTGTGTCTGGATACACTGTTGGGTCACAGTAGACTTTCATAGTTTGATACCATTCTTCTGCACTGGTATGGTTGTCGCCTTGTAGTACGTTTAAGAAACGAGCACCACCATTTTTCTTGCCTTTGCGGTTGTTCATAAAGTATTCGTTGTTGTACTTGGTAGCGTCTACTGCTTCTTGTAATGTTGAAATCTGACAGGCAGCACTGGCTTTCTTATCATGAATAACCCAAGTTGGAATATCTAAGATCATGCCATAGTCAGCAACACCATCTAACCATTTAAGAACTAGCTCACGTTTCTTTTGTGCTTTAGGGCAACCACTACCAGCACGCCAATCGCCTTCCCATAGACCTTTGGCAATCTGGAATCCACCCGAGTCACCTAACATAAATGTACCTGGTTCACGAGCACGTACCATATCTTCACTTGGGTCAACTTTGTTAAGATCCAAGTTAGCATGTCCGCCTGAATATAGACTCCAACGATATGTAAACAAACCTTTTTGACTGTTAAGCCAATTCATTTGTTCCATGTCTTGTATCTGCGCAGGCATACGAGCAGGATCTACATAGTTACCTACACGTTGTTTACCTACAAAGGTTGCGTAAAATCCAGATATTGCTGGCAAAAACACAGCATAGTCATTTTGTTTTAGGGTTAAGTTATCTTGTTCAAGCATTATTTTCTTCTCTGGTCATTATATCCATAATTTGGAATTTTTCATAGGCATCTTTTAATCCGGGATGACGTTCCAATCGAGCCTTAAGATCTGCTTCTTCAGCCATTTTATTCTGCGCCCAACGGATAGCTTCTTCAGCAGGCGCGGTCAGACCCACTGTAGCAGTCTGACTAATGCTGATCCAAGTACTACCGTCATAGACTTCCATTTGCTGAGTGGTAGTATTATAGCGCACTTGCCCAGCACTCTGACCATTACCGTAGATCTGCGGTGGATAGTAGCTAGAGATCTGAGTGAATGCTCCTGCCTGGCTTAGGTTCTTAATCATCTTTATATTTTACCTTTATTGTGTGCGTTTGTCTAGGCGGCTCTTCACCAAAGCACATGTTACAATATTTTTCAGGTCCTGACTGCATGGTTAACCATTGAGCTATTGTTTCGTCCGCGGCACCTGCAGGTAAAGGCTGATAAGCAAGCCAAGGCTCCCATTGTTCACGATTAGGATAATTGTAACGTGCTAGTGTATCTTCTAACACTGCCATAGGCGGGCATTTGTACAGTGATCCTTCATAGAGTTGTATATACTCTTTGGCTTCGCAAAAGCCATGATGTTCTATGTGTTTAAAGTGATCGAACTCTCTGCCTGGGCGTAAAGTTGCACCGTGACCTAAATAGTGGCTGACCCATCGTCTGGTATCATCGTTGGCAGTGCCATCTGTAATTCTGAAACTGCGCCAACCATCGTCGCTATTGAACACTCGTTCGGTGCTGTTAATTTCTGTGTAAGCACCGACTCCAGCTATGCTTTCTAATATTTTTATACCCTGATTTATTTTTTCTTGGTACCAGGATTCTTGACTGTGAACTGTTATATTAAATTGTAAATTATAATTATGAATCAAATCGTATAACAGATTGTAGTCCACTGCGGATATTTTAATGCCATTGGTCTGCATGTTAATACCAATGCCGTGTTTACAAAATAGTGTCGACACTGTGCGAACCCAGTTGCTCCAGTCTGGGTGCATTAGTGGCTCGCCACCAAACACATGTACAGTTTTAGATTTAAGTTTACTAGACCAGAATTCTAACCACGGGAGAGAAGCTGTCAAATCAACATGCCCTTTAACAAGATTGTGATTGCTAAATGTTAAACAACCACTACAGTTGAGTTGACAGCTTCGCGTGATTACAATGTCTAGTTTTTCAATTTCAAACAATTACTTGCTTTGTGCTGGTAAGATATAGTTGTAAGTAGCAATACCTGTGTTAACAGTAATCTGTGCGGCACCTTCGTCGCTGATACGGAATGTTTTATCGCCTGCTAGATTCAAAATACTAATAACTGCAGCAACCGGCCATGCCCAACCTTTACTTAGTGTACCTGCTACTCCTGCTTGGAATACAAAATCACCTGCGTGACTACTGCGGTCACCAAAGAAGAATTTTAAATCACCGTTTTCAGTTTTAGCTGTAAATGTAGTTTCTTCACTGTTAGCACTAGCTTGGAATTTTAATCTTTGAATACTGGCAACACTTGGCTCAAATTCAACGTTCCAGTTTACACCACGGAACTTAACTGTTTTTAATTTGTCAGCAACAATTTCTTGGCTCATAAAACGATAGTCGTTTTTAAAGTCGCCTGCAGCATTTTCAAAGTGAATACCTTCGGGAACTTCTACACCATCGCGTTCGCGTTTAGTTAAACTAATCTTAGCATTTTCTTTGTATTCTGGAATACCTAAGATAGTGTTTAGTTTGCTCAAGTTAGGCATACCAAATGTACCAATAAAGTCTACCACAGGCGCATTTAGTTTTGCCTGTACAATAACACTGCGATCTTCTGCTAGTGCTTCAATGGCGGTTTCTTCTGCTGTGCCTGTAATCTTAACTAAGTCAATATTACCTAGACCATAAGTGTTCTTAACGATATCTAATAAGTGATCACGCATTTATTTCTCCTGTCTGATAGTTTAGTTTATATGATGTATTTAGAAAATTCAAGTGTTTTGATAAAATTATTCATGGTTAACAATGCCCAATACTGAGTGTTTTTTAATTGTGTGTAGTTCGCCCGGTTTTCGAATTTCTACCCAACTTACATATTCCTCGTGGTCTTGCAAGGAAATGACTTCAAAACCATGTTTACCGATTAACTCTAGTAGCAAACGTTTTGGCACATAGCTCATAAATCCAATGTCAACGTTGATAGCACAGTGATAGCGTTCGGCATTGTTGTAACTAAACATAGCAACACCACCCGGGCGTAGTACCTGCATTAGGTCTCTGAGATAGAGATCGATAATATCTAAAGTAAAATAATTAAAAGTATTCCAACTAAAGGCAAAACCAATTTGGTTTACTGGCAATCTTGATAGATCTGCGGCAATATCAATATCATCGAACCAGTAGCAACATAGTCTACGTTGGAATTCTGGTGTGAATCGTTCTTTAACCATTTCAAAAAATTCGTAATTAGAGTCTACTAGGTACAAAGGTTCGCCGCCAACTAAGTGAGTGGTCCACTCACCGGTTCCTGGTCCTATTTCTAGAACAGGATATTCCCAACTTACATGTTTTGATATAGTTGAAATCACCAGCTCTCGAGTAGCATCAGTAATTTCCATTATACGGTTCAGCTCCCCGGGCACATCTGTACGAGATGTTGCCACAAAGCCACCAATTTTGTAACCGCGTTTATGATAATCTTTAGTTATATTATCTATATCGTCGTCTAGTTTTTTAATTAAACCGTTAATTTGATCTAAAGACTGACTGTAGCCTAAACGTATAGGATCGATAATAGTGTTAGGATCAAAGTCTTTGAAGTATAAATTCATTTCTTCGTTGACTAGTTCTAGGTTATCCTCAAGGGTATCTAACATAGTTTGTATTTGAGATACCTTTAGATTATTGATAAAGTTTTTTACACGAACTAAGTTGGACAAGGTCAGTGGTACATTTTTCTTATTACGTAGTTCACTGAGATTTGTTAGTTTGATTTTTGGATCCATTAGCAGTGGATCGTTTAAAATTTGTAATAGTTCAGCATGATTTGGATGGTCGGGCATCCACACAGCATGTTCAACAAAGGTATTAATACCAGTCTTGGGATCAGTCCAGCGACCCCAGTCAACTACCTTTTGAAATGATATTTCATCAAAGCCTAATTGTTTAGTTAACTCTACATATTTCAGTATGTCCTTGTAGTTGTTATTCTGTACTACAAAGTTGGCAACAATATCCATAGAACTGTAGTATTTTTGTTTCCACTTGATAATATACTCACAGCTTTCAATTAGCTTGTCCCAATCACCGCCACGTCTTGTGATGGCATAGGTCTCAGGAGTACCTGCGTCAAAACTAATTTTAAAACGCATAACGTGATTGTGTACACCAGGCATGCGATCCCAATGACTTTTAACTAGTATGCCGTTGGTTACAATTTCAATTTCCACAGGATCATTTTTAGTTAATTTAAGATTTTCTAGGATATTTCTGTAGACATGGCTAGCAAATGGATCACCATCACCACTGAGCGTAAAGCGTAAGAAATGATGATGATTTTGAATCAGCTTAACAATATGATCACTGATACGCATGCGATGATCAAAGTCTTCGCCTTTGTTGTGAAATACCATGCCAGTGCGGCAACTAGGACAGGTTAAATTGCAACTTTCATCGATGGCAAACACAATCCAGTTAATAGTGTCAGGTCTGTGTGTAATATGACCTTCTAGATTATTTGATTTGATTAAATGACAGGTGTTATGATCACAATACTTGTAAGATCCATCTAAGATACTGGCCTGTATTTCTCTAGCACGTGCGCTATGTGCAATTTCAGTTAAACTGTTAAAGTCCAGTATGTTGCCAACACTGATAGGCAACCATGCTTGACAAACACACATATAGCACTCGCCCTGACTGTCAATGGTTACTGTATTGAACGGATGATAGCAGTAACGATTTTCAATTTTTAAATCTTTGTCAAAGGTCATGCCACTGGTTTTAAAGCGATAGGCATGCGCACTGTTAACGTCGTTGGCAGTCAAAGGAGTCCGAGGCAGACTCATAATTTCTTGTTTGTTTACTAGTTTTATTGTGTTACTCATATTTTATTCAAAACTAAACAAATTATCAAATGTTGTTTTAATATCTGTGTGTGCAGTAATGTCCCAATTCAACACACCTAACAGATTGTCTACCTTCTGATCTACAATAGTTGACTCCATCTCGCTGTCATCAAACGGTAGTGCTTTAAACCAATCAGGCAAGTGTATTTCGTCTGTAGGATATCCAACACTGGTATAGCCTAAGGGATTATCCTTTAACTTACACACAATAGTTTTCATACCATCAACAATCTGCATACTGTAGTTATCACCCATCATACGGCGTAGATTATTCCAATTCATTGCCGCTCTGACGTGTCCGGGCATGTTAGCTTTGCCTAGGCGTTCTTCTTCTTTGGTAAACTTAGTTAAGTTATTCACACGCTTAGGTGTACCTTTTTCCCAGGCCGGTCTATCTTGGAAGGCAATCTTAAATTCACGCACCTTTTCATAGATATGTTCTTTATCTGACCCAGTTAGTACATCTAATAGAATAGCACTTAAAAAGTCCTGTACTACCTTAGGAGTATCTGAGCGTTTCAAGTCTAAGCCCATGGCCTTGACTTTGCCGGGCTTACCATCTCGATCTAGTCGTTTGCCTTCTAGATCATAGATCAATACAGCGTAACGTTTCTTCTTAATAAACAGACCTTTTTCGGCAACTAGTTCTCGTCCACCTTTGATTGTTGCACCCATTTCGCGTGGACAGTGGAAGGCACGTTCCATCATTGCTGGGAAACTGTCATTTACCTGATCCGCAATATTATCATATAACTGTACAGCAATATCTTTAGACCATTCCATACGACCAGCTGCAACATCATCTTTTACCGCAGGCCATGCGCTAAAATAACAAGAGTCTGTGTCACCGTAGACAATAGCTTCACCTACGTGATCATACACTCCTGTAATACACTCATTGACAAATGCGTCCATGTGTTTGGCAATGGTACGACCAGTAAGTGTAGTACTCTGTCCAATACGTTTATCAAAAAATCTACAGCCTGGGTTCAGTAGCGCACCATATAAACTGTTCAAGTTAATTTTCTTAACTAGTTGTCGCTTATCCCAGAATGCAATATCCTCTGCGGTTGTAGCTTCTTTCTTTTTAGCCTGTAATTCTTTACGTTCCGCATACCAACGCTTGAGCAAACTTGGCACAATAGCTTCTTTAGCAAAACTAAAGATAGTTCCATTGGCACTGAGTATCCAAGGTTGACCGCTTTCGAAGACGATTTTATAAACTTCTGCGGCACTGTGTACAGTTGTTTCGTTGGAACCTTCCCAATCAATGGTAATTTCTGTGCCCTGTTGCATTTCCATAACCGCAGTGTACTCTAGTGTACCGAACAAACCTTCCCAGGCGTCAGCAAATGACGAACCTCCTGACATCTTTTGATTAATATAGTGGTCAGTCATGATAGGACGCAGTTGTCCTACAATAGTTTCTGGACCCATATTAAGTGCGCGAATGGCACTTGGATATAGACTGTTAATGTCAATAGCGCCAATGTAATCGTGCATACCTGCTTTAGGATATGCAACATAAGCACCTGCGGCCTGTGTGTCACCCTGTTCTTCGCGTCCCTTGCGATTAGGTACAACAAGGCCTTGGGCATGTGCTTGGTTAATAATAGCCTGTTCAGTGACAGCTACAGCACCCATGGTAGTTTGTAGTAGCACTGTGTTATCATGTGCCAACTCATTGGCTAGATCTAAGAAGCGTAACTTTTTGTCTAGTTTTGCCAACAACATAGTATCTTGTCTGTTATAATCAATGAACTTAGGAAAGTCTTTGTTATATAACTGATCAAGTGTGCCTTCATAGGCAATCTTACGCTCATCTAATTCATATTCACCAATGGCATCCAAACTGTAGCTGTGACGTTCTTCATATGTATACTTGCGATACAGTTGCATATAGTCTAGATGTACCCGACCAATCAAATCAAATGTTAGGTTAGTAGCACCAAAGCGTTCAAAGTCACGCTGTTTAGGATATTGTCCCCACAGGCAGAATCTGCGAGTATCATCTTTGCTTAGTACTCGATTAACACGCATAACTGTATACGGGATATCGAAGCCTTCACTGTTCCAACCACTTAGTACATCAGCATCATCAATTAAGTTAAGGAATGTATCTAACAAGTCTTCTTCACGTTCAAATAAGAAACAGTTATCAAACTTGTCACAGATTTCCTGCGCAGTTTGCCAGCTATAACTTTTAGGTGGCAACACCAAAGTAACTAACTTATCTAGCCAATCTAGATAAATTGAAATAGCAGTAATTGGATTAAATGGATCTTCGGGCCGACTATAACCACGTGTTGGGTCAAAGTCGACCTCGATATCAAAAAATGCTGTCTGTAGTTTTGGAGATTCGGCTCCTAGGTAGTTGTCGGCAAGACAACGAAACACTGGATTAATATCTGATTCCCACAGGCGTTTACCTGACTGTATTTTTAATTCTTTATGAAATTCTTTGCCAATGCGAGTACTGAACCTGCTAACAGGTGTATCATAAATTGTGCGGAATTTACCTTTTGGGTCGTCGTAGTAGAATACATAATTTGCTGGGAACTCTCTGTATTCTCTAGAACCGTTGTGTCTTTCAACAACATGGATACGATCTTTAGCACGATCGTAGAGTGCGTCTACATAACTCATATTTTCCTTTCACCACTTGTGGCTGGCTAACCTTTCTACATGTTCGTAAAGTGAACGACACTATAATAGTATATAGCTTATTTGTAATAAATGCTATAGATTTCACGAATGTTTTTATCCAAATGTACACGCTGTACTTCATCTAAGCAATAGTGTATAAGTTCATGATCGTCGGCAAAGTTGGTAGTATCTAACAAATTTTTATAGTATTCAAACGCATATTCAGTATATTTAGGATACACACCATTGTAGCTGTTAAACTTTGCTCTAAGTTGTTCAGCAACACTCTTAGGTACTATTTCTATGCCAAAATTAGTTCGTTTGTGCAAAACTAGATTAGGACTAATACCAAAACGAACACGTCGGCTAAAACGTTTGCTAAAGTACGTCCAGAAATCTAAGATATGATGAAAGTTTAGTGCGGTAATAGTACTGATCATATGTACTTCAATGTGCTTAGTCTGCTGACGTTCAACTATCCAGTCCATAAGCATGTCAACATTCTTTTCAATGCTTTCCCAGTTACTGGGTGTACGTTGTATGTAGGCAATTTCGTCCATACCGTCTAAACTCAAATTGAACCAAACTTCGTTAAACTTGTCCAGGCTGTTCAGTAGACGTTTGTTAATATTGGTACAGTTAGTACTGGGCCACATGGTTAGATCTGGTCGATGCGGCGCATCGGCTAAGAACTCAATGAAATCCAAGACCTGTGGTATTAGAGTAGGCTCGCCGCCGGTAAAAAAGATGCGCTGTAGATCCTGTGTGTGATCCTTAAATATTTCACTTAGTGGAATGTGTAAGGGCCAGTCAAATGTAGTACCAAAAGGTATCTGTCTGTCCATGTTATTGTCATCTAAGATCTCAACGCCCTTGACATAAGATATTCTATCCGAGCTTGGAAAAAACTTACTGTATAGTTTTTGATATTGCGTACTGTATCCGTTGTTGCACATTTTGCAGGCTAGGTTACATAGATTTCCAATGCTCAATTGAAAGTCGAATGCTAGTTTGTCTAGCTCGCCGTTGTGTGTGCGAGCATATTCTATACGATCCTGTATGTCAGATAATAGTATACGTCTGTTGGCCGCTTGTAGTCTTACACTGTTACCAGCAGTGTTGTCTTCATTTTCCATCATCCAACAGTAACGACAAAGCTCAGGACGCTCTCCACGTATCATTGCTAGTCTAGTTTCTTTTAACTGCTCGCTGTTCCAGGCTTCTTTAAGTGTATGTGTTTGTATGTTGTAGACGCGACCTTGACTGTCGCGGTGACTGTTATTCCAGGCCGCACAGCAAAATTTGATGTCTCCGTTTGGTTCTATATCTGTATGTCCAAACGCAAAACTACATAGAGTATTACTCATTGATCAACACCTTGTAAAATTCTGGAAATGTATCAGCATAACGCTGACCACGCAACTCATCATATTTATTAGTAAAATCCCAGAATTGTTGCATTAGTTGTTCTGAGTTGGGATACTCTAGGTTAATAAAGTTAATTACGTTATCAATCTTTTCATTCCATGCCGCACTTCTGAACGGTTGTTCTTTTAAATGATCAACAATAGCCTTTTTAACGCTAGGCGTGGCAATACGTAAATTTAAGTAGTCGGGTCTGTGTACTATATTAATACCACAGTGTATGCCCATATCGTGAAAAAATTTCACATACTCTTTAACATAGTAAACATTTAGTAGACTTATAGTAATACATGCTTCGAGATGAAATCTACTAGGATTGGCTTGTTCAACCTCTTGATATTTTATTAGATTGTCTAATACGTGATTCCACTGTGCAGGGTATCGCATATAATCAAATTGTTCGTGTGTAGCATCAATACTAACACCTAGTTCTACACGTTGGAAACTACCAAATAGTTCAGCAAAATCATCGTGCCAAATTGTACCATTGGTATTAATGTGTATTGTTTGATTTTGACTAGCACCCAAGCGCACACTGGCTCTAAGCTGTTCTAGCAATGGTTCAATCAGCAGTGGCTCGGCACCATACAGATCATAAAAAACAATTTGGTCGTTCCATTGTGATAACACAGGCCATAATCGTTGATTGTCTGCTGCAAAACTATCACGTATACTATCGTATTGATGCACGTAGTCAACAAATGATATAGACGTTTTAGGCTTTACTTCAACTTGATAGTGATCTCTGTACCACTTACTACTAACATAGGGATTACAATGACGGCAACTAAGATTACAGACATTACCTGGTTTAAACATAAACACCCGCGGTTGGTCGGGATTGGCCTTAACAGTGCTAAAACGTTCCTGTGCTTGTAAACGTATACTAGTGCGCCCTGCCGCCTCTTCATCCCAACAGTCGCGACAGTTAGGGTGCTTTACTCCATCTAATAACGCCTGGCGAATTTCTTGGCGGGTGGGACTATTCCATCCTTCTTCAAGACTGTTGGTATCTAATCTTAATACGTTGCCGTGCGAGTCTCGAAATTCTGTACGGCTTTGGTTACAGATAGTCATGTTGCCATTAGTCTGTGTGGCCAAGCCAATGTCAGCCAAGATGCAGTAGGTATTACAGGTCATGCTGTATTAGCTCGTATAATTCAGGCCACAGCACAGAAAATGGTTGGGTGTTGGCATATTTACTTTCAAATGTACTACACCAGTCTAGGAACTCTCGATTACAATATTTTTTTGGCTGTGCATTTTTTAATTCTTCTTGTATAGTAGTAAAGAATGTACGATTGTCTTCTGAAATTTTAACTGCATCAAAAAGTCTATCAATTTCTTTGACAGCACGTTCTCTAACAGCAGGACCAAAATTAGCAACATTTTGATAGGCTGGACCCCAAAGCGGTTGCCAGTGTATGTTTATATTGAGCTCTTTGATAACCTGATACAGCTCTAAAAGATTTGTAGCACTATGAATATTATACACAGACAGCGCAGTGATGTGATGTCCTGGTAACTGCTGAACTGTTGCTATATTGTTTTTCCAAGTATCCCAACTTGCACCATGTCGCACATATTCAAATCTGCGCCCGACGGTTTCCATGCTGGCTTTCCAACCAACATTAGTCTTTGTCTTTAAAACATCAAACACAGGACAACGATCTAAGTTTACGCTGAGATTGCTGATTAGATCTATTGGGATATTATTTCCAACGCTTTCTAGTAGACGTTTATTTTGTTTTGGTAACAGTGGTTCCCCGCCGGCTAACAAAATAGTTTCTAATCCGTCGCTGTTAGCATGGATGTAGTCAAGTACATGATCATAGTAGGCACGCTGTACAGACTCAACAGTAATACCTTTACGCTTTTGCCACTCGGTGCTACAGTCTTCGCTACAATAGACACAGTTAAGGTTACATAATGCGTTCCAACGAATATCAATATTACGTAGTTTAAATCCAGTATTTGAATTTAACAGTTCTTCTGTGGTGGTATACTGCTCGTAGTAGTTACGCAGACTGTAGCCTGTAGCAGCATCATCGCGCTGACAGTTCTTACAATAATCTACAGGACGATCTTCAATGATTCCTTGTTTAATCTCAATTACTCGAGGACTGTTAATAATTTCCTCTAAGGTATTGTTGTTAAGATTACCCCAGTAATAACCCCCGGCACAGCAACTTTTTACCGAACCGTCTGTTTCTATAAAGATTCCAGTCCAAGGGCTCTTACACTTATTTGTCATTAAAGGGTACGGCCAACAGTTTCTAAAATGTCTTGAACAGTTTCATGATCTTGATTGGTTTCACCAAATTTACTTTTTTGAGCAATTTTAATAGCTTTTTTAAGCAGTGCTGGTTTAATTTCTAACTCTTCGGCCACGGCTTTAATAGTATCATTTAGGCCTGCGCTAAGATCTTCTACTTCTGTTAATACTTGAATACCTTCGTTGACTAGCTGTGTTAGTTTAGCTTTTTGCTCAGATGAAAACATTCTTGCTGACATTGAGATTCTCCTTGAATAAAAACTTAGTATATAATAATTAATTATCAAGGTCAATAGCACTACTATAAATATTTTAATAGGAGATACCATGTTTAGCTGGCAAGCCGGGTTGATAACATTTTTAATCTTACAACACTTTAGATGGGTAGTATTTTCTATCTACGTTCACCGCGGCCTTGGACATCACATGTTTGAATTTTCTCCGGTATTATCTCACATATTTAGATTCTATCTTTGGTTTGCAATGAAGTTCACCTGGCCAAATTGGATGCAGTATTATGCTGCACAACATAGAAAACATCACAGATACAGCGACATACCCGGTGACCCACACAGTCCTTATCTTTTAAAATTTAAAGAACTGTTATATGATTTTGATAAACCCAATTCTAGTTATGCACTGTCTCTAGAGGAGATACAACAGTATGCACCGGATATAAAAACTCCTGATGATTGGATGCAAAAAAACGTGTATGGATCATATCCTAAATTAGGACTAGCAATATATTGGTTATTAGGTACACTATTTTTTGGTTGGTTTGGGTTTGTAGTTGGGTTAATTACATATTTGTTTATGGATCAGATTGGTATTATACTTTCCAATTGGGTCATGCACAAAGTAGGTTTTAGTTACGCTACACGAACTGAAACCGGAGATCGTAGTAAAATTGTGTTTCCGTTTGGTATTATAATGGGTGGTGAGGCATTACATGCTCGTCATCACAACGATCCTAGTAATCCTAATTTTGCTCATCGCTGGTGGGAGTTTGATACAGGATATTGGTATTGCCGTCTGTTTATAGCATTAGGACTAATGACTTTAGTAGACAAAGGGCATAAACGTGTTTAGTTGGCAAGCATGTCTACTAACATTTTTTGTAATTTGGCATGTTTTAGGTTGTGTCTATAGTATCTACGTACACCGCGGGTTAGGTCACAGATATTTTAGTTTTCATCCAACTTTAGAACATTTCTTTCGATTCTATCTCTGGCTATGTTTAGGTTTCAGTTACCGTAATTGGATGCAACACTGGGCTGCTAAACATCGCAAACATCATAGATATTCAGACACAGCTGAAGATCCAAACAGCCCACACCACTATACTCTAAAGCAGATGCTAGATGTAAATCACAGTGATTCGTCACGTTGTAATTATATTAGTCCGGAGGATGTTCAATTATATGCACCAGATGTTGTTACTGCCAACGACTGGTTAGAAAATAATCTATATCGACCACATAGAAAGTTAGGCATGCTTAGTTTATGGATATTGTTTACTGTATTTTTTGGTTGGACAGGATTTGTAGTTGGTGCGTTAATATACTATCAATCGCAAAATTTAGGAGTCATCATTGGCAACTACCTAGTGCATAAAGTAGGGTTTACCTACGAAAAAAATCGTGGTGCTGACCGTAGTCGTATACTCTGTCCATTTGGTATATTCTTTGGCGGCGAAGAAATACATACTCATCATCATAATGATCCTAGCAAACCTTACTTTAGTAGGTACTGGTGGGAATTTGACAGCAGTTGGTTCTACGCACGCATACTGATGTTTTTAGGATTAATGCAACTAAACAACAGGTTTAAATAACTCTGCGTAGTTTTCTTAAGATACGTGTGGCATTGTTAAACTCTGTGGCCATATCATCGTAGATATCCTCAGGCGGCCTTACAATAAACGCACGATTTAAGTAGGCGGTTTGTCCTAGTTCTTGATAGTAGTTGTTACTAGGCCAACGTCGATGGTTCCATTCCATGGCATGTATTAACAGGCACTCGTCGGCTACTTCTTTCAGCACATGTTTTCGTTGTGATACAGGCATAGCATTACTGGCTAAAAGTTTAACGCCCAATGGTTCTGTGTTTATCTGTGGTTTGTCTAAGAAATGAGCAAATACGTGTACTACGTATGCTTCGACATCGTGTTTAAGATTAATTGTTAGCTGTTGCTCAGCTTCTTTAATGAGCGTATAGGATTCTTTTACGTAAGTTTCCCAGTTGTTCATAGTCTCTGATTAACAATATCCCAGTTAATTATGCGCCAAATGTTATCTAAATAACGAGCTTTGTCTGCGCCGTAATCTGACACCCAAGCATGTTCCCACCAGTCAATTAGTAAGGCAATATCGTTACGTTTTTCGTGATTAACGATTGTTTTAATTGTACCAGTTTTGCTTAGATAAATCCATTGACTGCCCTGTAGCTTCATGGCTTTTTCTTTTACAGCATCTTTAAATTTGTCATAGGATTCAAATTTACGTTCAATAAGGCTTTTGATAGCACCAGTGGGCTTGTTGCCTGCACGTGGTGCACGTAGCTGTGGGAAGAATAAGTTGTGTAGATATGCGCCAGCGGCATTAAATGTACTGTCGCCTTCGCCTTTATTGTAACGATCAACATAGCCTTTAGCCAGTTTACCATAGTGATTATCTAAGGTAGTTTTGCTCATGACTGGAGACAAAGCACTACGGCTATAGGGTAACTTAGCTAACTCTAGCTTGTCTTTAGATTCTGTTAAAAAGTCACGAGCTCTCATTGTTTACCACTTACGACATGACCAATAACGTGCTTTGGTACGTGGACCAGGATTAGCACAGTTATGACGAGCACGGAAACTCTTGCGACGTGCTGGATTAGATTTCTTAATGCGCATGTTAGGATCACCAAAGTTTACTTTTTTAACATTGCCAGTCTTTGGATCTTTAACATATACCTTAAACTTCTTAACATCGCCACGCATAGGTTTACCCAATGGTACTTTACGTCCGCGATATTCTGCTTCTTCTAGGCTTTCACACATGATACCATAGGCTTCATAGAATTCGTCACCATCATATGTTTCTTCGTCGCAACCGCATTCTTCGTTGTCACCTTTTGATTTCATGTAGTCACGGCTAGTGTCTAAGTAATCCAGAGCTTTGACTATTTTTGCCTGTACCCATTCAGGAAGATTATCATCTGCATCTAATATGCTACGCAATTCGTTAGCAGCTTCTGCGGCAGTTTCTAACTGATCAATAGCCATTTCACCTTCACGATCGTATTCACCTACATCTGCTGGATCAATTTCTTCATTGACTTTTACACAGTTATTAACACGTACACCACCTTTCATTTTGGTGCCTTGTTTACGATAGCCCTTCCAACACTTGGCATCTAAACGTTGTTGTGCTTCTGATAAAAATTCTGTTGATTTCATTTATTTCTTCCTGATTTCATGTTAGCACACCAATGTGCCATGCGTTGTCGTTCACCTGAACTGTTTTTTGCTATGCTACGTAATTTACTTATGCTTTGTTTACAATTAACACCTACACGTTTTGCTAGTCCTTTGCGTCCCGGTTTCTTACCATCAGCAAAGTTTTCGTCGGTTTTTTTGCGACCTTGGCAGTGCGCACGTTGACTAAATCCTTTAGGATTGTTACAGTTAATGCTACGCTTATACTTTGCTGACCATTTTTCGTTAACCATTGGCTGATCGCCGGTCAGTGGCGGAAGTTCTTGTACTTCTGTGGGCAACTCTCCAGGAGTTTTAATCATGTCTTTGATCAATGGATATACTTTACTATGATTAACTTCGGTGCCGCCAATGGCACGAATTAGATTTTTTAATTCTTGATAGGCTTCTGCCTGTGCCGCTTCTGGACCGTAGCCCTTCATGCGATTAATTTGTCTTGCGATACCAATAGCCTGTGCGGCCGCAGTAGGTTCAGCAACTGCCGGGCTAGCGGCCAACAAACTAGCTAGAGTGGCTACTAGAGTAGCATTACGCATGAAATTTTCATCTAAGGCATCTTTGCCATAATTTATTGCATAATCATCATCGTCGGGGCACATATTAGTCATACGCCCACTGGGACTGCGATGCGTAGCACAAGTTTCTTCGTTAGTTTTTGATGGTAATAATACCGGCTTCATTGACAGATACTGTGGATACTCGCTGTTAAACTTGCGCATAATAACACCGGCTACAGCATTTGCTTCGTTCTCTTCGGCACTGCCAGTGTGCCAGCTTTCTCCATCAAGACGATCGTCTACATCCTGCCCAAAGTGAACCATTTCGTGTGCGATAGTTCTAAGTATGTCTACCGGATGTCTATTTTCTATGTCAACAGTAATTACTTCAGGTTCGTTTTGATAGCGACCAAAAGTTGGAACATGAGTGTCGTGTAGGTTGCGTGCTAGTTTTATACGAGGAACGGTTGTTAGATTAAGTTCTTGAACAGCCAGAGGCAAGAAATCACGCAGTGCATCCACTAGCGTTAGTTCTTTGCTGTTATCAAACATTTCGTATAGATTCAT